CGATCACCGTTTCTTCCTCCCCTTCCCCCGGACCCCCATCCCCTCCAACGTTTTCCCCCTCTTGTAAAGGTGCTGGTGTAGGTGCTGGTGTAGGGCTAGGGTCAATCGAAGGGTCAATGCTAGGGTTCGGTTCACCCTTAACCGTAGGGTCAATGGAGGGGCCACCTTTACCCTTAACCGAGGGGTTAACTTTAGGGTCAACGCTAGGGTCAAACGAGGGGTAAACCTTAGGGCTAACCGTAGGGTCAATTGCTCGTTTGGAAAGCAACCCAACAGCCTCCTCAGACTCCCAGCCCTTCCACTCCGGGAACTCTTTATGAAGCTTCTGCAACTCAAAAACAATCAAAGATTTGATACGACGCGAACCCACCCCAGCAAACTCACGAGCCATAGTTGTCGCCATATTCCGCTGCTTCATCAATCCGTCATGACGTACAAAAGTACGCACCAGAAACTCATCCGTATCCTCATCGATGACAATAAAATAAGCGTCGATTAGTTCTACGGCGGCGAGGTTGACACGATGTTTATCCCATGTCGCGTTGAGGTTTGCCAGCCGCCCGGCGTGCCATGTTCCCACGCCCGCACGATTCATCGATGGGTGCGAAATGAGTACGAAGTAGAGTAGTTGAGCGTCGGGGGTGAGGTCGCAGAAATCGTCATCGTTCCAAATATTGATGCGTATCTGCGCATAGTCACGCATTATGTCTCCTCCTTATATATCGAGTTGAGTAGTTGTATGAGCGCGTTGGCGAGTGTTGGTGTGGGATATGGGATGCCGTGCAGTTGCATGTGTTGCATCATCGCCACGGTCTGTTTATTGGTGATCAAAGGTGGCCTTAGGGAAAGAGAAATGCCCTCCTTTTGTCGGGAGGGCTGGTAGGCGTGAGCTGCATGTGAACTCTTGAACTTTATGCAAGAGTTGCCCGGGGACTAAGAGTCGCTGAATGTCATGCTCCAGTATTCGATGCGCATTCCGAGGTTTTTTGCTAGGTCTCTTTCTAGCCACGCACCTTCTGAGTTCGACCATCCAGGCAGCATGAGGATGCGGTCGCAGAGCATGAGCTGTTTGATAGATTCACGCATGTAGAATTCCCACGGTTTGGCTTCATCAGGCGCAGGTGCTGTGCGTGGATGTCCAAATCTGCCATGCGCAGGGCTGAGGAAACGCTCACCCCGACTTTTGAGATATTCCCCTACTTCATGAAACGCTGGATAGTTGAAATTCGGGTAGCCTGTCATTGGGCCAGAAATAAATGTTATCCCCATAGTGGTAGTCCTTCGCGTATGGCTGGTTTCATGCTGGTTTCGTAGGCTTGTACGTATTCTTTTTTGATTTCGAATCCGTATGCTTTGCGGTCTAGATTCGCTGCTGCAACAAGAGTTGAGCCGCTGCCTGCGCAGGGGTCTATTACTACTTCGCCAGGGTCTGTAAATAGCTCAATCAACCGTTCAAGTAGCGGTACGGGCTTCTGTGTAGGATGCACCTTTGGGGTATTCGGATCGCGTGGCCAGTCCATGATGTTCATGACCATCTGCCTGCGGTTGTTGAACTTAGGTAGTTTCTTGCGGTAAAACACCAATCCGTATTCCGCGTTACCAACGATCCTCATGTTGGCTTTGAGCACCTGGGGGCTAGTCGGTTTTCGAAATACTAGGTTGATGTAGCCGCTGAAGCCGTGCTTGCGGGCTTCTTCGATGAGTGCCCATTGTTGGTCGAATGCGCAGAACACAACCATGGCGGGTGCTTGCCCGGTTTCTTTCGGTTCTTTGCGTAGCATTCGTGATGCGAAGTGCATGAACTCAGGAACATTAAAGTCTTTATCGGTATCGAAGAATTGCTTGCCAGCTAATTCTGATTCACCGTTTTTGTTATCCCCGTCCTTGTACCAGACGGGATTCGATGCATAAGCATTCGCCCCTAACGAGTAAGGAATATCAGCGATAATAAGTTGCGCCTTTGGTACGCTGTAACGCTTGAAGTTCTGGAAGTGGTCATGATAAAGATTCATTTAATTTTCCTTTAGGTATAAGTAAGCCCCCGCTTTGATTGCTCATTGTGGGGGCTTGTGGCCGGTTCGTCTCGCGACCAGCGGCGGGGTTATGGGAGTCAATCAATCTTCGTGGCGAAGATATGTGAGACTTCTCCCGGCGCGAAGAATGTTCGAGTCTTTGGGGTGTCGATGAACAATCCGCGCCCTTCCGAAATTAGATCCTCGTATATTTCTAGATCGGATTTGGATACGTTGGTTACCGTGTAGTGCCTATCTACGTTTTTCACGTAGAAATCGGCATTGTATAGCGGTTCGCTCAAAGCTCCTCCTTTCCTTCCTGGTCTTGCTCTATGGGGTCTGGTGCCGGTTAACTTCTCAGCCAGCGTCGGGGTCTAGCGATTATTCTTCTTCGGCATCCATGAGTTCTGGCAGTACCCGCCACAGCTCTGCAACCATGCCGCTGGCGGTAACGAATGGAATGTCATCATCAAGCTCGAATCGCAGGTCATGCTGGCCATGTTCGTTTATAACTCCGGTTACTGAAATGGTCCCTAGTATGGTTTCTTCCATGGTTTCTCCTACGAGTGGTCATCGATGACGGTTGCGAGTTCGTGTTTTGGCACGGGTTTCATGTCCCATGCGTCTAGGGATACGCAGATTTGCAAGCTCCCCTTCCTGCTGTAGGACACTTTTTTGGTGCTGTGTGTATGCCCGTGCACGATGGGTTTGCCAGCATCATTTAGGCGGTATTCGGAATATCGATCCTCGCCCCTATCCCCGGTGTACGGAAAATGTGAAAGGAGTACCTTGCCCTTGTTGTGGCGGAAGGTTCCCATCGTGTCCACGGTCTTAAATGCCGCGTTCAATAGTGCCGATTCCCGATTCTTTGCATAGTGACGGTGCATCGGATGGAACGAATCATGATTACCGCAAATCAGATGCAAGTCTGCATCCTTGTGCATGAACGTAAGTGCGAGCGTGCCTAGCGCGGTGGACTCACGCCCGCCGCCTGAAATGTCACCCAGGATGAATATCTGATTACCGGAATGCGCAACCTTAGACAATTCTTTAATGACCGCGTCATCATGCTCAGGCACCGAATCAAAGCCACGAATCTTCGCCACCTTTTCATGACACAAATGCAGGTCTGCGGTGAAATAATGCTGAGACATTAAATGTCCTTTAGTTGGTTACGGTTGGTACTGCCGCCGCGCCGGGGAAACATCCAAGCGGTGAAGCCCCCGACTTTTCAACCGCATCGATGCACTTGTCGGTGAGCACCTGGTCGGTCAGCGAACCTTCCAGGATCTCGTTGCCTTGTGCAATTTCGGTATTGGTCCGCTTCTGCTGTTCCGCGATACGCGTGTTTGCCATTTCGGTTTGCAGCTGATCGATGCGACCTTGTGTGGCTTCGTCGTAGTTGATGATGGGGATGGTGACTGAGCGGACTTCGATTTGTTCGTCCAGTGTTTCGCCCATGATTTCTTTTACATCTGCTGCGAGCGCCGCGAGATTAGCGGATGGTTCCCCATCCTCATTCAGGTTCGCGAGCGGGTCGTGATTGGCCATAACCTCATTCAGTGCGGCGCGGAAATTACGGTCAACAAGCTGTGCACGAATCGCGTCCATCTCACGATAATCCATAAAGGTTTCCATCATTCCGTTTGGCTTAAGCTGCCACTGAATGGATGCATCGACGCGCGCCTTAGCGCTATTTGCCAAGCGTGCTTCGATGGAACCGTCACCGTTGTAGGTGGAATTCTGGATAGCGAGGTCGAACTTTTCAACCTTCGTCCACGGGGCTTTGAAATGGAAACCATTCTCAAGGACAGCTACTGGCTTGCCGAATGCAACCGCGACACCCACAGTTCGGGCAGGCACAATCACGGTCGTGGTGAATGCGAGGATGATTACTGCAATCAATGTTGCTACACCAGAGATTATGGTACCGACCGTCCTTGCTTCATTGTGTCCATACCGGCCTGTCTTGGATGCGACTGCGACGATACCGGCGATTATCGCGATGATTGCCGCGATGATGATAATGGTTAAGCTAAGCAAAATATGCTCCTTTGGGTATGAGAAAGAGAGGCCACGATTTGTGACCTCCCGGATGCGCGTGCTGTAGTATGCGCGCCCCACTCCCCCAATGGTCTAGAACGGAGGCTCCCCACCATCCCCTTGCGCAGGCTGCGCGGGTTGCGTAGGTTGACCCCACGTAGCGCCCTGGTGCTGCTGCGCAGGCTGATTGCCCCACTGTCCAGACGATTGCGGCGACTGCTGTGAGGATTGTGGAGCATCCAGTTGTGTGCCAATCACATAGAAAGCATTCGCCAGGAATTCGATCTGTGAGCGGTTATTGCCCTGCTTGTCTTGCCATTTGCGGGTATGCAGTTTGCCGGTCACGGCAACCTTGTCACCCTTGGATAAGGTGGATGCGAGTTCAGCCCACGGGACAGGATTGTTCTGCCTGGTGTCATTCCAGATAGTCACATCCAGATACAGATTCCGCACATCCTCCCACTGCTGCGACTGCTCGTTATACTTCCGGTCGGATTGCGCAACCGTAAAATTCGTCACCGCATTACCCTGCGGCGTAAACCGCAACTCAGCATCTCTCGGCAAACCACCCGTGATGGTGATGATGTCGATAGCCATTAGTTGAGTTCCTCTACTCTCTTACGAAGAACACGCGCTAAACGTTCGTTGAAATCTGCCCATTTCTCTGCTCCGTATCGCCGATACCGCATCGAACGCCCCTTGTACACGATTGCCGCACGCTGATGTGCCCCCCGGAGCGTATCGTCATGCTCGGCTTTACGTGCTGCTCGAATCTTCTCCATCGATTCACCGCTCTGGATACGCAAATAAATATCGACCGTATCGAACACCAACGCGATTGCGTGCCTGGTGATAGCTCGAAGTATTTGTTTGCCGAAGATGACGAAAAATAGAATCTTTGAGATGCGCTTAAGCATTGATTTCCTCCCATCGTGCGCGGCCTGCTGCGAGAACCCCTTCAGGTAGATTCGCGTCCTGCGCTTGCAGGCTAGCCATGAAATCATTCACTTGCTCCTGGGTGTCGAGCGTGGCTAGATGTTCGGTGACTTCCGCAACATAATCGGATGAATCATCCTGCTCCGGCACTGGCTCTGGTTGCGGTTCTTGCTTCTTCGCTGCGAGTGCTGCACGCACCCCCTCCGCGCCACGCTGCACATCCATACGAGTAGCAGTCGCTTTAACTGGCTCAAGCTCCAAATCCTCGGCAGTGTACTTGATACCAAGCAGCACATCCGGGGCAAGCTTGCGAGCAACCTCCGAAAGTGCCTTAGCGTAAAGCATGGCTTGCGGGTCTGTCTGGTACTTCTTGTTGGAAGTGTAACCAGCGGTCTTAGCGCGCTGAATCGTCCACGTCGATGTTTCACGCTCACCTCGTGGAGATACACCATCGACAGTCACTGATTCATCAGTAGATTCCACGGTGGAGAATTTGTATCCCTTAGCCTTGAGCAACGCTGCCATGGTACGGGCATATATTGCGGGCTGGCCATGCACTACGAATACTTGCTGCAGGGCTTGCTGTGGTTTTAGTCCAACTTCCGCGCCGTAGAGGATCGCGGCTGCTGCATCGTCCGGTTTGCCTTTGAATGTGGCTGGCACCATCGCCGTATTGCACAGAACGGTAGCGAGCTTATGCGCGGCGCTCATTGCTTCGGCTTGCTTCATGAGCTCAGCCATACCGTCGTCGGATACTTCAGGGACGTGGATGTCGGTGTTGTATTTTTGTAGTTCGGTCATGGTTTAGGACTCCTTAGGTAGGTAAATGTTGAGGTCGATTGAGTGGCAGTAGTAGCCGCTGGTGGGATTGCCGGTGATGTCTAGGTCAACAATGTTCTTGTTGGCCGCGAGGATGTGGATCGTGTAATCCTCATCGCCGTATTCTTCTTCCTGACGGTCGGTGACTTTTAGCGTGGTGATCGCGTTGTCGGTGAGGTTTCCGTTGGTGAGGTTCGCGTTGAACCATGCGCAGCAGTCGTGGGTGTCTTTGAATTCGAGGATGGTGCCATCATTGAGTGTGAGCTTGTTTTCTTGCTCATCAATTTCGATGATGGTTTTGCCGATGATTTGTCTTTCTAAATCAGAGACATTCATGTCATAGATTTGGTCGGGGTAGGTGTCATACTCGTAAGGCATGAAGTGCCCTCCTTGGGTATTAAAAAATCGACCTGCTATTTCGCGAGGTCGATGATGGTGATGGTGTCGTTGCCGGTGGCGGCAGCGTATATGTCTGGATATTTCTTTTTGAATGCTGTTTGGTCTAGTGCATGTTTTTGGACTTCCTTGTCTTGTAGTAGGTGTCTTGCTTCGTCTGGAACACGCTTTGTGGAGAAGCGGCCAGTGTTTTTCTTGGTGATTTTCTTGCCATCCAGGGTGATCGCTTTCCCCGGCGCGAGAGCTTTTAATAGCTCTGCGGTTTCGGCGCGGTCTTCTTGCAGCCGCGCGATTTCTTCATCCAAGGAGCGAAGCTCGACCAGGTGCATGTTGTCTGCATCAATCTCATATTCCCCATCTAGCGTGATGGTTTCACGCGCTTCGATGAGCGCATCAATGAGGTCTTGGTCTGGCATCGGCGGTTCTGCGTTGCCGAGCGTTTCGTAAAACGCGGCGCACTGCTCAACGATCCCATCCCAGATTTCTTGATCCCACTCGACATCGAAAATCTTAGGAACGGTTGAACCGAGCTGAGATACTACCGACGCGGTGCGGATACCGCTGATTCCCATCTGAGTAATCACTTGCGCATGAACATGCGGCGGTAAATATTCCTCAGAATCCCAGGTTTTTGCATCGACTGTGGTTTTGCATTCGATGATGTGAAACTTGCGGCCGCGACGTGCTCTGCGGTCGAGTGTGGCAATGTTTGGGAATGGTAAATCGGTATTCGTATAGGCGATTTCGCCTTGCCCTGTCTGCCAGCCGGGGTTCTTGAACTTCCACCAGGTGACGAGTGAATCTTCCGCATGGTGCCCCCACTCCAGGTGGTCACCGTCGAGCTTTTCGGGTTGGTTGATCCCGCTCATTTCTAGCCAGAGTTCAGCTGGGGTTTTCCACTGCGGCACCAAACCTAAGATGATAGGTACTTTTGATGCGCTGATTCTTTGCGCCCATTCTGCGCTGCCAGGAGCAGGCGCTTGAGTCACAATCTCAATAGTCATTAGATGACCTCCCCTCCGGAGAACTCCTCGTCCGTAGGGAACTCGTACTCGATACCCATGTACTTTGCCCAATGCTCATACCTGCCGGATGAAATGAATCGGGTTGATACGTGCATCCAGTTTATGGGTCCGACTATCGCGGTAGCGCCTTTAATGCGCTCCATAATGTTTTCCATCGCCATGCTTGGGATGTCGGGGTCGTAGGCGCGTGAGGATCGCTCCGCCGCGCATAGGTCATACCACAAGTGCTCTAGTTCACTTTTAATAAAGCTTAATGCTTTGTCGCTCATGTTAGAAGTCCCCATCACTATCTTTTTTCATGTAGTCGGTGATTTTCTGCAAGACCTCTACCTGGTCAGTGCCCACACAGATAGCATCACCCGTTGTGGGATTATCCTTAAGCACGGCTTCAAACTCATTTACCGGCGCACTATCAAACTCGAACACAAGCTCTTTAGCTCCTCGTCGTGTCTTTGATTCGCGCAGAATACCGATATGGATCTCTCGCTCTGAAAGTCCTGTCGCGTGGATAAGGTCTTTCTCCCACAGGACGATGTCTGTCATTAGGGATTCGCGGCTTAGTGCGCGTCCTCTAGCTACTTGGGTAGCTTTGGCCAAGGCTTCTTCAAGATTGCTGTATACGCCTTGGATCTGTCGGTCTTCGTGGTGGTATCCAGCTTCTACTACATAGTGTTTCATGTTAAAAGTCCCAATCTGAGTCTTCGGTTTCTTCCATTTTTACGAGGGTTAGCCAGATCATTCCATTACCTCCGGTTGCGATACGCGACGGCGTGTCAATCGAACTGGCAGCGAGTTGGGGGCGCGAGAAGCTGCGCTCTCGGCAAGCTCTGGTGTTGGATACCACTTCGCCTCAGCCATCGGCTGCCATTCATTCGTTTGATAAATGAGCTTTCGCTCATAGCGGTACTCGTAGGTTTCTTGCGCGAGCGCTGTGGCTAGCTCAGGTGCGGCGGCAATGAGATGCCCGTCAGCTGGATGGATCCACCCCTCATCTGTGACCATCTCTCCATCTTCGTTCATGACGTAGACATCCGAGTCTGGATGCCGCTCCCACGCGTATACTTTCCACGGCGCGGGAGTGATGCCCTCTAGCAGGCGCTTAGCGTGTTGGATGATGTCGCTCATTTCATGTCCTCTTCTTCCAGGCCGTAATCTTCAAGGCCTATGATGTCCTGCCCGTTATACCCGGGCATCCCCCATAGCTTTTCTCCCTGCACGGCGTTCAAATCTTCAAGCATCTCGCGTACCGCTGCCTGTAGCCGCTTTATCTTGCTCATGATTGTTCCCAGTCGTTTACCCAGCGGCGAGCTTCGCCTGTGCCCTCGCCATATTTGTCTATATCCACCTCGATACCGCTAGGTGGTTCGCTGAAGTAACTCATTCCACCCTCCGTCAACCCTTCGATAGAGACTGGATACTCGCCCGGCTCGCAATCAAAGCAGACGAACACATTGCCCTCTTCCCATTTCCCGTCTACGGGTTTGCCGTCTGGTGTCCAAGCGCGGGGTAAATCGGGCAATAGATGTGTTAAGCCTATGTGCGTATGCGAGATAACCTCACGGTCGCCACCCACACGGTTTGGGGACAACAGTCTTACATATCCGGCTTCGTAGCCCAGGATGATACCTCGCGTGCTACGGAACTCCGCCCACATTCCTACACATTCTTCGCGTTCCTCTGCGGTCATATCCGCAAGCGTCTTAGTCATTGTTTCCCTCTCTGTAGAAGATTTTTAGTGTTTGCCCGTCATCTTGAAGCGTTATATCGTCGATGTAGATATTCCACTCTTCGAGAACTCTTCCACCTGCACCTACAACAGTTAAGCGGTTCACGTTCTGAACTAGCCCATGGATTATCCGCTCCGCCGCGTCCTCTTTCGCTGCTTCGGTAGCAGACCGAATTATTACGTCATGGGTAAAAGCCCACATCTTCCGGTGCCCTGTGGGGGATTCGGCTAACCAATTGAAGATCCCGCTCTTCTCTTTCTTCACGCGCCACTTAGCCATGCTCTATTCTTTCCCTCAGCTCTTTTGTTGCTTCTTGGTCTAGCGGCTCCCACTTGCCATCCTTAAGCGCCTGTGCCCAAAATTCGGCTTCTTCTTTGGTACGGAAATCCTCATAAAGCCGCAGACTTTCTGCACCTGCAAAAGCGCAATCGCACGAGACTCGATGATATGGACGAAAGAGTCTTGATTGGGTTACTGCGATGTTTGAATATCGGCTGCCATTAGCCATTAGAAGACACCTGCCGTCTCGCGTCGCACGCCTGGGATACTGCAATCAATGCGGCCGAAGTTCGTTAGCTCTTGATTCAGCTGTGAGTACGAACCCTCATAATCTTCCGCCAGCTCCCCATAAATAGGCGTGGGGTCTATCCAATGTTGAACAACCGTGAGGTGGTCTATCCAGTTTTGCTCCCAGTCTGGGGTTTCGTGATAGTACTGCATCCAATCCCAGATATGTGCCCCGCATGCACAATCAATAGACTCTGAGCGCGGTTCGTGAAAGCCGTCCCCGTATTCTTTAATGATGGTAATGTGTCCGGATAACTTTCTAACCATTGTCTAGCTCCATAAGCTCCACATACTCAGGTGCGCCATATTCCAGACGATCCGGAACATCACCGTTAAGCCATTTCAGATAGAAAGCAGCTTCGATTAATTCCTCACCAGCAAACCCGCGCATCCCTGCATCCATTGCGGAATAAAATAATGTTCGGGAACATGGCTGGGAAACGATAGCCCGCTTTGGAAATTCATCCGTAGGGCGTTTAAGGATCTGGAAGTAATGACCAGGTTCATTAACTGTTGCTGTGTTGTATTCCGGTTCTTTGTGGTGAAAGCCGACCATATTAACCATTCTCTTCCTCCATTGCTTCGCGGGCTGCGCGTACCTGCGCACCGCGGGCGACTACGACGGCTGGCAACCCCCACACGCTCCCGAGCCGGTGCATTGCGGCCAGCGCTCTTACAGTCCTTACAACCCCAGCTTCACCAGCTACGGCAATAGCGTCTGGATCATTCAGCTCTAGTGCTTCTAGCTCTTTCTGTGTGCGGATGATGCGCACATCTGGCGCTAGTAGTCCCTCCGTATGCAGCGCTAGGGCTGCATCTTCATCTAGCCCAAAGAGTTCATCACCGCCAGGCTGTCCATACTCAGTAGCGAGTTCGCCTATTATTTCGACTGCTTTATCAAAGTTGCTCATTTGCCCCACCCCCAGCGCAAGACATGGCGGCCACCGGTTGAAGCCATGGCGTAACTGCTACAGGTATCCGTAGTGCAAGTCCAATTCCCATCTGCCTGCTTCTTCCACGAGAGATAAGAATCTTTAGCCACAATCGTGCCCTCTGGTGCTGCGGCGTAGTCTGCTTCGGTTTCTAGAAACTCGGGGTGAGCAGGCTTAACGGGTTCAGCGTCGATGAACGTGAGAGTGTCACTGTGTACATAGCCGAGTCCAGTGCCGGTAGTCGCAATGTCTGTAGCAAATACGATTTCCCAGTCCCCGCGATTATCAGGTCTTGGCGATGCCACACATCGCCCGTATTCCTCATGGTCTGCTATGCGCATACCGGCAGGCAACGCGGGAACGGTCGCAGGCGCGGCTTTAAGACCTTGCAGCTGCGCGTGTAGCTCTTTCAACCAGCTTTCTAGATAAACGGCTTCATCCCCCCACTGATCCCCACTGGTCTTATCAAGGGATAGCGCTACATCCTCGCAGATTTCTTCCAGCGTCTTTTGCTTAGGGCGTTCTGGTAGGAAACTGCGCAGGTGGTCTACATCCTTGCTCCCCAATATGTGGCCGTTGATAATCCCGTCCAACAGGGCATGCGCCCGGCGGGCGTCATTAGCGGTCATTGTTTTCTCCGTTCGTCTGCCTCGAGCACATTTTTGGTCATGTCAGCCGCATCAAAAAACGCATCCCGCGAGCGAGATGCGCCGTTGACCGCTAAATATTCGAGGTCTTTCTTTAACTCCTGCACATCACCGCGCAGGGCTTCGTACTTCTTCTGATACTTACTTATCGCCATGGCTCCCTATCCGGATCTGGCTGGCAACGCATTTCCGCCAAATAGGCTTCTAGATCGTCGTCATCCCAAATTCCTTTATCCATGAGCCGATCCCAATCCCATTCAGGATCGCGAGTCGTCATGCTGCTCCTTGTAGTATTTGCCTGTATGCATATTCGATTCCGCACGCTTTGCATCCGTGATTAATGGCATCCAAAATCTTGCGATTCGATTCCCATGAATGCCCCTCGACGCAGGCTTTACGATGTGGATGCGCCGGGGCAAAACGTTCGTACTGGCCATGCGCTATGTTGATGCGCGATTGCTTAGCTTGCTGTTTCTGCTGCCTGTCCATCGTGGAGGACATGACCAATCCGGCAAGCATCGAATCAACCTCCATCTTTATCTGTAAATCATCAGGTGGGAGCAGGGTTTTAAGTTTTTCTAGCGGGGTTTCCTCACAGACCTCCTCACCCACCACAGGCGGCGAAGGTTCTGGAAGTGGCTCACCATCATCCGAATACGGGCGCGCCAACATCGCATCAACCAACATTTCGCTATCGCGCAAACCGCGTGCCGCATCTACCGCATACGGCAAATGCTCCTCACAAAACCCAAAACCCCACGAAGTGCCAAACACAGCATCCCGGCCACAATTACGGCCATAGATACACACCCGGCGCGCATCACTCCATTCATTATCCGACCGGACGCGCGCCCTACTATTCGGCTTCATCAGTGCGGAACATGGATTCCATGATTAACATACGAATATTGCTGCGTGCGGCGTTTAGCGAGTTTGCAAATTCTTTGACGAATTCGTCACGTAACTTTTCCCACTCCGCATCGGTTTGTGCTGCGCCTGCAATCGCGTATGTTTGCACGATTTCCAACAGAGTTTTGTGCGCAATATCTTCATTTTTCATTAGAGTTTCACCTCATCAATCCACACAGGGGGCTGGCTGATAATCAAAAAGAAAACCAGCCCGACTACCGCACCCACCACGACACCGGCGGTGAAAGCGCGCCTAAAAATTTGGACCCTTTGCTCGTACGACACCATTCATCCTTTCGTCATATTTGCGGATTTCATCCTGGAACTGGATTTTTTGCTTTTGATGATCTTTCATCCGCTTATGCAACTTTTCTGGCAAAGGGGCGAAAGACAATAGGTAATGAAGCTCCTGCTCCTGGCGTTCCAAGATGCTTACCACTGCTTTTAGGCTCATTGCTCTAGCCATTTTTTTGCTCCAAATTTTCTAGTTTTTCCAGCGCATCATCGAGTGCGCGGGTTAAATCGTCTTTGAAATAGATGCTCACTATGTGTTCTTCCATGAGGGTGTATAGGTCGCTGATGAATTTTGATAGGCGTACTTTTTCGAGTTCGAAAGAATTAGGCATCATCTCCACCTCATCCAAAATCCGCGTGGTGCGCGGATGCGCGGCCACATCTTTTTCAGCCACCGCATTTACGCCACCTCCGGAGCAGCCAAGCCGTCGATGATGTTTTTCGGGAAGCGGATTGTGCGCCCCACGCGGATTGGGTGGAGGTGCCCGGCGCGCCCTTCGCGCACCTGCTCATAAAGTGTTGATTGTGGGACCCCCAATATTGCGGAAGTTTCAGGGACCGTATAAGTCTTGCTAGAATTCATGGTGCATTCCTTTCTTGATGTGAATGGACCCCCGCTGCAACCGGGGGTTTTTCTTATATGCGTGGTTAATGGTGTGCGCACCCCACCCAGCCTGGTTAAATAGAAGTCATGGCAAACCCAGCAGAACTTTTGTTTAATCAATTCACCGAGTGGAATAAACCTGCAGAATCCGCGCAGAAGGCACGGGAAGACACACCAGATTTAGCCATCCACCGACGCGCGATACACAACCTCAACGACATCAACCATTTGCTTAGACACATGGAAAATGAAGGAAAGCGTATAAGGGTCTACAAAGAGGCGTTTCCGCGCTGGGTGAAGACAGTGTTTAATTACCCTGACTATTGGCAAGGATCTAAGAGTGCCGCGATTGCGCAAAAGGATATTGACTATCTTGAGAACCTTATTGATGTTCTTGATCCATTTGTCCCCAAGTTGGATGCAGGATCGTTTGAAGGAGTACGAAGCCACCTAGAGCAAATAGAGTCGCTTCTCAATGAGGATGATTCGTTGGATCCTTTGTCTAGAGAGTCCGCCCGTGAAGTGGTGGCCAATGTTCGCGAAGCCATTGATAACTTCGAGAAATTCGGAGATTTCAGAACTGAAAAACTTCTCCAGCTTTTGCTCGGGCAATTAGCTGTGCTGACATTGCGCAGCAGCCGCAGTGACAAGTGGAAGACAGTACTTAATGGCTTCGTCATTCCCTACTTGGTTGCCCAGTTGCCTTCTCTTTCGCAGAGCGGGGTTGTGGAGGCCATTACCCAAGGTGGCGCAGGCTAGTTCCTGCCTCTAGTGCTTCGTCTATGGCGCGGTCGATGACTAGCCCTGAAGGGGTGCCGTCAAGTGTGGCTTTTTTGACGTTGTTAAGTACTTGATGGGTGATGAATGCTTCTTCTCTGGATATGTTGTCTGGTACGTATTTGTTCGGCATTGGCGTTTCCTCCTTTAGCTAGTTGTTGGTTTAGGTGGGGATATGTGGTGCAGCGTCCCGCGATAGGCGTGCTGGTGCCCCGCATTATGGGTTGCTTGCGGCCAACGAAAGAGATAACTCCGCCGTTTAACACCGCCTATCCCCGAGTGCCCCGCGCAAGATTTGAACTTGCAACCTACTGATTAGGACTCAGCTGCTCTATCCGTTGAGCTAGCGGGGCAATGACTGTTTTACGTGCCGGCCGTTCCTCACCTGCACCCCTCACCGTTACCTATAGGCCATATCGGGATGCAGCTGGTCTGGTCGTGGTCTGTCACACCACTGCCGAGTCCCCTTATATAACCGTGACGCAAGACTTTGTCTCATGCGTGGCAGGGGCTGTATCACCAGCACATTCACTATTCAGTTCTTATACAACAAGTCACCGCAATAACGTCACAGTGACGAAATAAATAGGTACACGAGTACCCCGTGCCCGAGCGAGGAATCGAACCCCACTTAAACCATTCGGGCTATTGAAAAGCTAAAAGAGATACTTAGGATTTCTGACGCACCAAAACCGGACGCTTATCCATGTCGGAAACTTCATACCCGGCGCGCTGAGCCAGATAAGGAAAATTGTCAAGCCAAAAGTAAGAACCAGTCCGTGCTGCGGCTTCTCGCGCAAGCTGGCGACCGCGCTTCATAGCAAGGGTTTGAGCTTCATAATTTCCCTTGATGTCATCAATGCTGCTTCCAGTGACTATTTCCATAGCAACCCCTAGCAAGGCGTCCTCCCCATCGATTAGGACGATGGCATCTTGCCAATCACTCATGCTGCCTCCACAAAGAACTTGTTCCACACTTCATCCATGAGTGGGCGGTCAGCTTCGGTATAGGCGTTTACTGGGCGAACCTGTCCGTTTTGCATGTCCATGTCATACTTCTCCGGTTCGCGGCCATATTTTTCGACATAGAGTTTCTTGAGCCTCTTGCCGAACATTGGAGCCTTTGAACGACGCTGCTTAGCGCTCAGGTTCTTTTCCTTGAGGTAATCCTGTGCATAGAGTGGTCGCGTTCCGGGGTCTAGCTCCGGGGCTTCACCAAGGCCACGGGCGAGGACGATGCGAGCCTTGGCTTCAAGGTGGTCTGGGTGAATCAAACCTTTTGCAACTTGGCAAAGCTCCATCTGCATCTGGGTTTGACGCAAGAGTGCGTTCATCTGGTGCTCGTTGGCGCGGGGGTTAATCGCTCCACCCTTAGACCAGTAGTCCTCAATAGCATCAGCAACCTCTGACTGGTAAGCCACAACCAGCGGACGGGCTTCTTCACTTACACGGTTTTCATCGATAGTGGCGAGCCACATCGTGAGAGTACGGATGTCAACGGTGATGTGCTCACGTCGCTGAGTATCGCCAGGGAGCTGAGTTACGATCTTCGTAACGCAGGCCCAAGACTTGCCGTTAAGCTTCTGCGTCTGGGATCCGTACCCCAGGCCAAGAGTGTCAACCATTGGCTTGAAGAACACATAAGGCTTGCCGTCGATTTCGACGGATTGAATATTGGTGCCATGAAAAGGAATCGTGGCGACGGTGGTATTATTTGGGTTGGTAGCGGTGAGGGGCATTCTCATCGCTCCTTTCTTATTTTTGGGGGTTAGGCTGCGGCTGGTTGTTCTAGGTCGAACCAGGCCGCTAGGTATGTTTCGTCTCCTTGAAGTGCTGCCACTCGTAGGGCGACTTCTGTGGATACTGGGTAGCCGGCGCGTACCTTTTCCAGGTGCTGTGGCTCGATTCCGATATAGAGTGCGAGCTGCTTGTCGGTCGTGATGTTGCGTGACCGTTGTATTGCTTCGAGTGCTCCTGGACGGAATACGTAGCGCGGTTTGTAAATCATGGCTGTGTAATTCCTTCCATGTAGTTTTTGGTTGTTCGTCCGGTGCCGTTCTGCGCCGGTGATTACAGTTTGCAGCGAACGGCGGCATAACGCAATAGCTAGAATCTAAGCCACCCCCGCGACCTACACCCGCAACCCTTAATGCGCTGGACATATTGCGGGTGGCGGCTAAATGCAATACTGTTATCGATATGAGCAAAACAGCACACGAAGAATGGCTACTAGAGCTGATCGGCACTGACTCGATGCGTACCGCGGCACAAAAGACCCAGTACGCGCAGACCACGATTTCCCGCCAGCTCTCACGCGGAAATCTCTCCCCCGAGATGGTTATCGCACTCTGCCGCGCCTATGACCGCTCCCCCGTGCAAGGTCTCATCGAAACCGAATACATCAATGACTATGAAGTTCAAGGCCCCGACGTGGCCATAGCTTTAGAAAAGGCCACCAACCAACAACTCCTCGACGAAATCATGAAGCGCTCCGACCCCCAGGCGCGCTACCTCTTCGGAGGAGACGAAGACACCATCGGACTGTCTCCGCAGCTCTCCGTCGTGTCCGATGCCGATGATATGAATGATGGGACGGTGCGGCCGTTTGATTACGGCATCCCGCACGCCGCAGACTCTTCCATCGATGAGGATGCGGAACGCGAAAGCAGAGGTGAGGATTTGATTGACTAACACAGACGCCCTAATCGACGTTGCGGAACGGCGCGGCTACCGCGTCCTCTGGCACCACGGCGGGGTCAAAGCAGCCTGGCAACCGCACCGTCACGCCATCACCCTGCGCCTGGGCATGACTGACACAGCCACTGTTTGCAGTCTCGCCCACGAACTCGGGCACGCGCACTATGAAGATCCCCCAGGGCATTTTGGTGCGCATGAGTTACGCGCCGACAGGTTCGCGGCAAAACTCCTGATAAACCCCGATGACTACCGCATAATAGAACACACCTATGGACCACACCCGGCACGCCTAGCCCACGAACTAGGCGTAACAGTCAAAGTCTTGAAAACTTGGCAAACCCTACATGAAAGCAAAATCGCATTATGAAACGCCTACTCCCTATCGCGGCCGCAGCACTGTTGCTTGCTGCATGCGGCTCCGCCGAAAGCACTGTCGACACTTCCGAAACGACAACTACGGAAACCTCCACAGTTGAGGTATTCCCCTCGCACGAAGATGTTGAGGCGCCCGGTGTGACCCTTAAGCTTGACTCTGTGACCGAATCCGACCACCTCATGCTCAATGCAGAGGGGGTCGAACCAGGCTATCTACCAGAGGAACGTCAGAATCCATCCGACGGTGGCAAGTTCATCACCGTCAATACAATCGTGACAAACACCAGCCACGGATCTATGGATCTCACCTGCGGTTTCGGAGTCCAAGCGCACTTATTCAACGAGGACGGGCAACGGTACGATCCCGTTCAAGACCTCTATCGAGTTCCCGAAAACCCAGAATGCAACGACTCTCTCAACCCCGGGTTTTCCATCGAAATGTCATGGCCGTTCGAAATCCCCGAAAGCATGGAAGCAACTGAGTTTGGTTTCGCCAACCCGGAGACCAACTACGACGACCTCACTCTTATCGACGTAACAAAAGCGCCTCGAGAAGATACCCCGGGTACAGAGGATTCTCCACCTGCCCAGTCTCCGACTGAAGATCCTCAAGCTGCGGTAGAAGAGCCTTCCAGTAACGAAGTTCAATTACAGAACGAGGGTTATTACTCTAGCCCCGATAATCCCGCTCTTGCCGAGTATTATGCCGAGCAGGAAAGGCTCGCCAATATCCCTTACGCAGACGGCGGCACATGCCCCGCGTACAAATGCGGATACGGCACTAATAGTCAAGGGGAACGGAACCCATCCTCTGGCGAAATCCAGACGCTTCACGGATGTCAGGACGGCTACATTAATGACCCAGAGCTGTGCGGCGCAGTGGAGTGGGTAGAAAGCCACGAATACTAGAAAACTAAAAATAAGCCCCTTTCTCACCCAGGCGACCAAACCAGAGGGTGAAAAAGGGGCATAATGTCCACCCCAGAAAAGAGCAGACAGGACAAGTGTAGCAATGGCTATTCAGAAACGAACCACGGCAAAAGGAAAAATACGGTGGGTAGCACGCTACCGCGACCGCACAGGCAAAGAACGCTCCGCAAGCTTCGACACCCGCAAAGAAGCCAAAGCCTACGTTGAAGAGCAAGAAACCGCGCTGCGGCAAGGCACATGGATCGACCCCGCCAACAAGGTCACAGTAGGCTACCTAGCCCGCAAATGGGCAGAACAACCAGGGCGCGATAGCACAATCCATAACCGAAAATTCCTAGCATCCAACCTAGGAACCTTGGGAGATATGCCCATCGGCACCGTCGTATCATCCGACATTACGGCGTGGCGCGACACACTGCTTTATGGCAGGCCATGGAAAAACAACAAGTCCCTATCTGAAACCAGCATCGCGAACCTGGCAAGCGCACTATCAACCTTATTCAAGCGCGCGATGGAAGATAACATAATTCCACGCGTGCCTAAATTCGACTTCTCCAAGAGCACAAAGGTAAAACCTACCCGTGCAGACCTGATAACGGACGCGGAACTCAAGGCATTAATAAAGCACGCCGGCAAGGACTACCCCCGCTCCCCTGCGCGTCCATGGCTGGTGACGATGATAATTATCGCAATCGGTACTGGCATGCGAGTGAGTGAAATCTGTGGATTGCAGGTCGAGAATATCGACAGGCTTAACGGGAAGATTCACGTCCTGGAGCAGTCAGACAGAAATGGGGACAAGCTGGTTCCTTTAAAGTCTGATAGTTCTAAGCGGGAAATCCCTACGCCTAATTTTGTTTTCGACGCGATAGATTCATATCTCACCAAGTTCCCCCGTAAGGTTGGGCAGTCTATATTTTTCCGCGTGGTTAACGGGAAAGAAAAAATGTTTTCTAAACATTCCGTTGGGCAGGCTTTGATTCGGGTGCAGGAGATGCACGGGTTGAGAATGAAAACGTTTCATGACTTTCGGCATTATTATGCTTCGGGCCTCATTGCTTCTGGGGTGGCGGTTGCTGGCGTACAGAAGGCATTGGGGCATGCGTCCTCTCAGACCACTTTGGCGGTGTATACGCACTTTTGGCCTGGGCAGGAGGATACGACGCGGGCGGCTGCGGAATCGCGTGGAGAGTTTTTGCGGGATTTTAGCGGGATCGGTAATGGTGACCCCGCTTCGGATAGTGGTGGTGACGATGGTTCTGCGGGTGGGTTTATGCAGGTAGTTAGCTAACTTTAAACTCAGCCATCTTGTCCCACTCAGTCTTGCCATCAATCTTGAAATTGATGATATCTGGGGTTTCTACCAGATACTGAGGGAACTCTTCGCAAGAGCGCTTGAAGTGATCGCTTTGTACGTGGGCTACGTCTTCGCCATCTTTGTAGGCTTCAACCAACAGGAAGCGCTGGGAATCTTCTGGGTCGCGGTACCACTTGAATTCCAAGCAGCCAGGCTCAGCGTTGCAGGCTTCGGTGTACCAGTTGATCTCATCGAGGAAAGTGTCAGCGTATTCGGGCTTGACATGGAATTTAACGTTAATGAAAATCATGGAGCCCATGATACCGAAAGAATTCTCATGAGAATTCCGAGGAGAGTTTCGAGCAAACTTTAGCGCTTTTCGGGCACAACGCTTTCGAAAATCTGGGTGTCATCATCAAGCCGTTTGTGCGGAGCCAAGGCTGGTGCCTCCGCAGCTTCCTGCTCGGATTCTTCCTTTTTGTTGCGCTTTTGTTTCTGCTTCTGCGGCGCAAATCCGCGGCAGACCCAAATGAGTGCGGCGGCGATAACGGCGGCTGCAGCAGCACCGATGACCTTCTGACCGTCAGGGACTAAGAACAATGCCAATGCCACGACCGTGATGATGACAATCCAGCACCCCAGCATCCAGGCAGTGTGGTTAACCGAATATTCCACCCACTTTTGCTGCGGGAAACGGCTGCGAGCTTCGTTGCGCACACGGCGCGGAGTTTTCATGCTCGCACCGATGACTGAAAAGAGCACCAGAGCTAGGCCTGAGCCGGCGATAATGAGATCCCCCATGGCACCCCCGAAAGCAAGGACTGCTGTAGCGCACGCAAACCCAATGCGTTCAGCGATGCTGGAGCCCAGCGGTTCTGCGGGGTTGATATCGGGGTAGATAGAAACGAATGCTTTATCTGTCTCTGTCAGATTTTCATTCGCAGCTTTTGCCACCGGTGTGTTTACTACCTGGCTGGTCTACCAACTATCGCGCTTGGGCGGCAAAGTTCGGGTAGTTAACCTCATCCTAGTCGGCATTGCAGTTAATGCGATCGCTGGCGCAGTCATTTCCTTCTTCATCTTCTTCGCGCCGACTACCTCCCGCGAACAGATCATTTTCTGGCAGATGGGTACACTCTCTGGCGCTAAGTGGGAACACGTTGGTGTCGTTGGTGTCGTTGGTGTCGTTGGTGTCATCGTCTCTTTTGGCCTCTTATGCGCCGGGCTACTAGTAAAGCAGCTGGATCTCCTCGCTTTAGATGATAAAGCCGCAACGCACGTGGGCGTTGATGTATCAACACTGCGCACTCTATCGATTGTGCTGGCAACCCTACTGACTGCCGGGGCAGTATCTTATGCCGGTCTCATCGGCTTTGTCGGTCTGGTCATTCCACACATCGTCAGAACCGTTGCTGGTCCATCAAATGCCGTGTTGATTCCTGCATCGGCACTCGGCGGCGCACTTCTAATCGCCGGGGCCGATATTGGTTCCCGCACCATCATCCCTTTCGCTGATTTACCGATTGGTATTTTCACCGCGCTTATCGGTGGACCAACATTTTTCATCCTCTTGCGTCGCATGAAGAAAAAGGGAGCGGGTGTATAAATCAATGCTTAAAGTAACTGGTGTATCCATTGACATCGCCGGAAAGCGCATCGTTGACAACGTATCTTTTACCGCGCGAACAGGTACGGTCACAGGCCTAATTGGCCCCAATGGCGCCGGTCACCCCACCTTTTGGTGTTAGGGTGACCGGCGCTTTTTATGCGGGGTCTATTAGTTCAGGAAGAATTCCGCAATGTAGACGTACTTGCCATCGGTTGCGGTAGCGACGCCAAAGCCGGTTGGCTCGTTGTGTGGGTTGCCCTTGCGGTCCAACCAGTTGGTGCGGTCGCGTGCTTCCTTCTCAGTCAGTTTGAAGATAGCACCGGTGCCCTTGTCTTTGTTTGCGGTGCCGTGGCCGACGCCGTCTTCAAAGGAAACCTTTCCAGCAGCGGCTTCATTTGCCCACTTCTGTGCAGTGGACTGCGCGGAGTTGCTCTTGGTGTGGCCAGCTTCTTCCAAGTGCGCAACGGTTTCATAACGCAGGGTCTCAGCTGCACCAGCAAGCAATGGCAGCTTAATGCCAAGCTTGTGGGCAGTGTCTTTAACTTCTTGCGGCAAGCTGGAAATAAACTTCGCTGCAGCCGAATCAATCTGGCTCTGCGCCTGGGAAGATAGCTTTTCAGCTGGGTTTTCCTGGGCGTTAGCGGCGGTGGTACCGCCGAGGGTCAAAGCGCCAGCGAGCGCAATTGCAGTAAGACGTCGAGAAATGCTCATGGCCACCACCATGCCATATCTACCCCACCCCATGCCTAGTCTGAGAGTGGAATTTCCGGCAACTTTATCGCATTGTAATTAAATTGCCAGCCGCATCCCAGCCTCACGGCTTTTGTCTGAGAACTCACGCAGCCGCGGCGGGTTGCGCAATTTTCCTCGGTTGCGCAGCGATAGCGAGCAACCCCCTAGGACTCGAGAGTTTCGCCGAGCTCCATCCATTCCATCTCTAAGCTTTCGCGTTCGGCTTCTAGCTCCTTGAGTTCGCTATCTAGACGCGTGAGAGCTTCGGTGTCCATCTGCTGCGCTGCCGCGGCCATATCGGCGTTAATCTTGGCAATTTGGGGGTCCAGCTTGCCCATCTTGCGCTCAAGCGCATTCATCTTCTTGGTGATCTCGCGCTGTTCTTGATTAGACAGTCGTGACTGCGGAGCTGCTGCCGGGCTAGAATTCGCAGCCGCTCCTGCAGCACCAGTGGAGGCAGAATCCACGCTGGAGGCCTCGCTAGGCGATGCCTCAGAGGTATTTGCAACGTCACCGAGGTTGAGCGCGCCTGTGGGATTGGCGGCTTCGTGCTCCGCGCGAATCTTGAGATACTCTTCAATGCCGCCGGGCAGGTTGGTTAATTTGCCGTCGCCGAAAAGCGCATAGGTGTCATCGGCGATGCGCTCGATTAAATAGCGGTCGTGGGAGATAACCACGAGTGTGCCAGGCCAGGAATCAAGCAGGGACTCTAGCTCCTGCAGGGTGTCGATATCGAGGTCGTTGGTGGGCTCGTCGAGTAGTAGCACGTTAGGTTCCGCCATCAGCACGCGGGTCAGCTGCAGGCGGCGGCGCTCACCACCGGAGAGATCACCAATCGGAGTGCGCTGGCGCTTAGGGCTAAAGCCCAGCCTTTCAGCTAGCTGTGAGGCCGACATTTCTTTCTTGCCCATGTGCACATAGGTCGCGACGTCTTCAATCGCATCCAGCAGGCGACGGTTGGGGTCTAGGTCGTCTAATTCCTGACGCAGCCATCCCAAGCGCACGGTTTGACCTTCGATGCGGCGGCCTTCAGCAAGCTTGTTCTCCCCCGCCAAGGTACGTAGCAAGGTGGTCTTGCCGGAGCCGTTCACCCCGACCAAACCGATGCGTTGGCCAGGTGCTAGGCGCCAGGTGAGGTTTTCTACTAACTCGCGGCCATCGGGCGTGGTGATGGTGGCATCTTCTAATTCAATGACCACGCGTCCTTGGCGCTGTTTGGAAAAAGCCATCAGCTCCACGGTGTCGCGTGGGGCCGGAACATCAGCGATTAAGGCTTCGGCCGCTTCAATGCGATAGCGTGGCTTCGACGTACGCGCAGGTGCGCCACGGCGCAGCCAGGCTAGCTCTTTACGCGCAAGGTTTTGCCGGCGCTGCTCCATCGCATCAGCTTGCCGTGCGCGCTCAGCACGTGCGAAAGTCCAGTCGTTATAGCCACCGTCATAAGAATCCACTTGACCGTCGTGGACTTCCCACGTCAAGGTAGCAATGGTGTCTAAGAACCAGCGGTCATGGGTAACCACGATGACGGCCACTTTGCGGGCAAGCAGGTGGCTGGCCAGCCACTGCACGCCTTCTACATCCAGGTGGTTAGTCGGCTCATCCAAGACCACTAGGTCCACATCTTGGACCAAGGCCGCAGCGAGGTTAACGCGGCGACGCTCCCCACCAGAGAGTTGCCCCACGACCGTATCAAGGCCAAGTTCGACAATGCCTAGCCCGCCGAGCACGTCACGGACTTTGGCATTCGATGCCCATTCGTAAGTCTCAAGCCCCAGCGGCTTAATAACGGCATCGGCAATGGTGATGGATTCATCCAGGTCAAAGCGCTGGGTGACCACGGCCATGCGCAGGCCAGAGTTATGGGAGACGCGTCCGGAGTCAGGTTCTTCAATGCCGGTAAGTACTTCCAGCAAGGTGGTTTTACCACCGCCGTTGACACCGACGATGCCGATGCGGTCGCCGGTTTGTACGCCGAGGGAGACATTATCCAGAAGGGTCTTTAGACCGAAGGATTTGGTAACTGTTTCTAAATTGATGAGGTTTGCCATAGTTAGTCATCAATTCTAGCCCCATTGCCCCTAGTAGATCCGAACCCCGGGTGCTGGTGAGCTTGCGACGTAGCCGCGCGTCTTGGGAATTTCGAGGGTGACTTGGCTGCGTACTTCTTCGGCTTGGGCTGCGTCTTCGCATAAAAAGGCAATCGTCGGACCCGATCCGGAGACAATGCCGGTTAATGCGCCGGCTTCCATTCCCACTTCCATGGTCTTGCGCAAGTCGGGGCGCAGGGATAAAGCAGCTGGCTGCAGGTCGTTTTTTAAAACCTTGGCCAGGCGGTGCACATCGCCGGAGACTAGGGCTTGGGCCGTGTCAGTAACATCCAGGGTCGGCGTTAAAGAGCCATCGCCAGCGCTTGCCGATGCCTCCCTCATCTCATCAAGTTTTTTAAAGACGGCTGGCGTTGACAGTCCCTGTGTAGAAGCAATGAAGCACCAGTGGTACTCCCCACGCGTGAGCATCGGTGATAAAACCTCGCCACGGCCTTTGCCTAAAGCGGTACCGCCCATCATGGTAAAAGGGACATCGGAGCCCAAATCAGCGGCAATTTCTTGCAGGATATCGGCGCTAGCGATTTCCAACTCAAAGAAAGTCGCATACAATTTCTGCGCAAGCATCAACGCCGCAGCAGCATCCGCAGAGCCGCCGGCCATCCCCCCGGCGGCGGGGATTTGCTTATGGACTTCTACATCCAGGGCTGGATAGCTCAGCGGGATGTGCAGCGCTAGCCTATCGAGGGCCTTCCACACCAAGTTGCTTTCGTCGGTGGGAACACCGGCGGCGGTGGGACCTGTAATTTTCAATGGTCCTGCGACAGGTGATTTTCCGCGGTCAAGAACATTATCGCGGATACGCAAGGTGATTTCATCGTAGATATTTACGGATTGGAAGACCGTGGACAGCTCGTGAAAGCCATCGTCGCGCACGGGCCCGACACCAAGGTGCAGATTTACTTTTGCATAGGCGCGCGCTTTCCACTCGCGCTGCAAGTTCGGCATGCGCTCTGGCACGCGGCAATAAGGATCATTCGGATCGTTGGAACCAGTCAGATCACTCATGTGTGGCTCCTTCGTTATCTTCCTCAGCCTCGTGGTCGCGCGAACTGTCCAAGCTCGCCTCGACAGTTGCGAGTCGCACAAAGTCATCAATGCTGAGCTTTTCGCCGCGCTGCGTCGGCTCAATATTTGCCGCACGAAGTGCTTGCTCTGCAGCTTGTCCCGAGCCATAAAAGCCAGAAAGTGCAGCGCGCAGGGTCTTGCGGCGTTGGGCGAAGGCGGCATCGATAAGCGGCCAAAGCTTCGCTGGGCGCTCGCGCGGTGGATATAAATCGATACGTACTAGGCCGGATTCGATATTGGGTGCTGGCCAAAAGACATGCTTGCCGATGTTCCCAGCCTTGCGCACGTTGCCATAAAAGGAAGCCTTTACGCTGGGCACGCCATAAACCTTGGAGCCTGGATCCGCAGCGAGGCGATCGGCAACTTCTAGCTGCACCATGACCAGCACGCGTTTAAGCGATGGATAAAGCTCCAATAGGTGCAATAGCACTGGCACCGCAACGTTATAGGGCAGATTGGCAACTAGTGCGGTGGGCTCGCCTAATTCTTCTGCATCGATACGCAGAGCGTCTTTGTGAAGCAAAGTGAGCTTATCCGCGTGCTCTGGCGCGCGCCATGCAACAGTGGAAGGCAGCTCGCCAGCGAGGCGCGGATCGATTTCGACCGCGGTGACATGCTGAACTTCGTCTAGAAGCCCTAGGGTTAAAGACCCGAGGCCAGGGCCGACCTCGACCACGTGGTCATCGGCAGATAAATCCGCCGCGGCAACAATGCGGCGGATGGTGTTGGGGTCATGCAAGAAATTCTGACCCCACTTTTTGGTGGGGCTGACATCTAGCTTTTCTGCCAGGTCGCGAATTTCAACGGGCCCTAATAACTTTGACATGCCCTCTAATTTATCGCAGATACGGTTTTAGTATTAGCGCAGACCCATCGAAGCGGTACATGCTGGCCATGCGCCCCAGCCCTGAGCTGCCTGAACCTTTTCTGCAATAGCGATCTGCTGCTCGCGGGATGCCTGATAAGCCTGTGGTGCATACTCTCCACCACCGTAGGCCTGCCAGGTCTGCGCGTTAAACTGCAGACCGCCGGAGTAGCCGTTGCCGGTGTTGATGTGCCAGTCGCCGGTGGCCTCACACTGCGCAAGTTCATCCCACACGGATCCGCCAGCAACTGCTGGTGCGCTGGCACCGGAAGACTCAGGTGCTGCTTCCTTCGTACCGCGGGCAATCGTCGCTGGACGTGGCTTGGTCAGGATGTTTTCGGAGATGACATCCTTGGACTCTTCCTTGCCGTTGACAAGAACCTTCTTAATGGTGCGCTCGCGCTCACCTGGCATGCCTTCTTCGACGACGCGCTCTTCGCCCTTTTCCAGGTTTTCGTCATCAACGTAGTTTGGTTCAGCGTCAAAGTCTTCGGTCAGATCGAATTCTTGTACTTCTACGCGGTCCACGACGATCTTGGTGCCTGGGGTGAGCTTTTCCTCTACCCCGGGGGAAACGCGGTCATCAGAGTCAACTTTGATGCCGCGCTCTTTTAATACATCCCCGACGGTCTTGGCCGCGATGGAAGTGTAGGTAACTTTGCCACCGTCTTTAATGGAGACGATCTTTGGACTCACGACCTCCAATTCCATCCCATCTGTAATCTTGTCGCCTGCTGTGGCTTCCTCATCGCCAGCCAAAACGGCTGCGCCGGGTGCTACACCGTCCATGGTGCTCAGCAGGTCATCTACCGTCAACGCGGTAGACTTCATGGTCTTTTCTTCACCGTCTACCGTAACAGCCACAGGCTTTGCGGTACGCACCGTGATGGATTCACCACTATTTAAATCTTTGCTCGGCGCTGGATAGATGAGGTCATCATCAGCGTATTCAACGCCAGCTGCAGCAAGCGCGCCTTCGACATCAGAGGAGAAGGTTGCAAGTTCAATACGCTCACCGTTTAAGTCCACGGTGACATCTTTTTGCGCGTTGACAGCAACAACGCCGCCAACTGCAAGCGTGCCCAGCATGCCGCCTGTTGCCAGGCGCAGTGGTAGCGAACGCGTGTTATTGATTCGCTTGATGTGGTACGTGGTAGACATGGAACCTTCTAGAGCTTCTTGGGGGTATTAAAATTTGCAACTTTCCCGACGGCTGTTTTGACTCAGTCAATTACAACCATCAGGACAACAATGAGTAACGATACGATAACACTGAGTGACTTTCTAAATATTCACGACAGGCCGCACAACTTATCGAACTTCATTCACACCCATCACAACCAACACGCATTACCTGCGCGGACTTCGGCGGTGAAGTTTCTCACATCTCCCCGCGAGACCTAGGGCGCGGACGCGCCTATGCCGCAGAACGCATAAAAGGCTGTGCCGCTTTATGCGTTCTGCGGGCTTAAAACCCGGTAAAAGTTGGCCCGGACCTGTTCTACCAGCTCTTCTACCGATTGATTGCGCACTTCAGCTACAACGCGGTAGGTATGTCCAATCATCGATGGCTCATTGCGTGAGCCTCGAAATGGCTCTGGAGTCATATAAGGAGCATCGGTTTCAATCAGAATCTGCTCAGCTGGCGCTAATGCTGCAGCTTGACGTAGTTCTTCATTGCGCTTGAAAGTGACATTGCCCGCAAAGGATAAAATGTAGCCGCGATTGAGCGCTTCCTTGGCCACATTGAGCGGCGAAGAAAAACAATGCAGCATGATATTGGGCGCCTGCGCGCACTCCCCGAGCACCCGCATGAGGTCCGCATCAGCTTCGCGGTTGTGGATCATCAGCGTCTTATTTACTTCGGCGGCTAAGTCAGCGTGCCATCGTAAAGCTAGTTCTTGAACCTCCATGCTTGCGGTGTCTTCTGGCGCATGTTGCGTCCAGTAGTCGTCCAGCCCAGTCTCCCCCACAGCCACGCAGCGCGGATCGGCTGTCATCGCTTTCAGCCGCGACTTCGCCTCATCATCTAAGGTGTGTGCCTTGGTGGGGTGGATAGCGCATGCGGCGAAAATGCGATCATGGGCTTGTGCTGCCTGTAGAGCAAGCTCAGCCTC